GGGTACCATCGTTGTCCATGTTGATGTCAGCATCGATGAAGCAACCATTGACACTGCCATCAGCGTTGTAGTTCTCAGGTCGCTTGAGAGCTTCCTGTATTAGTTGATCTATCGTCATATTTCCTCCTTTTGAAATGTAAGATAAATTTGTCATATACTTATTATGCACTTTTTACACAAAATTGCAAGTATTTATACAAATTAATATTATGCAACTTTTTCCTCTTCTACTTGCATTTCGATTAAAAAGTCCAAAGACTTCTGAGCTAGAGTGAACGCTTTGGTCATAGCTTTCTCAGAGTCTTGGATATTTTGAATCCAGTGGTTTAGATATTTAGCATGGTTGGCTCTTGGCTTTTTGGTAATTCCTAGGTAGGCACATAAGAAAGCTGAGCCTATCTCAGCGACTAACTCTTCTGTGGCGTAGTCAAGTTTTTCAGCAACTCTGTTAGTTCGATCCTTGGTCATGCTCCAGTGAGTCAGTTCGTGTAGGAGAGTTGAATAGTATTCTAAGTCAGAGTAAAACTTTTCTTTCTCAGGCATGTAGATCGTGTCTTCTACTAAATTTTCACCACCAAACAAAGGTAGGTGACGACAGTAGTAAGCATCAAAACCTTCGTGCACTATTTGGGCACCAGTGTTTTTAATAAAGGTATCGAGCATCTTAATGTCGTCTTGATTAAGAACAGTCTTGTGACCTTTGAAAGTTTCAAAACTAAAGTCCTCAATTTGCTCGCCATTAAAAACTGTTGCAAATCTTTGTAAAAGATAAGTGGGTAGTTTTTTAGTTGCTTGATATTTTGCTTTCTCGCCTTCAGTCAACCAAGCAAGTTTTTTTTCTCGAAGCTCCCAGTAATAAACTTGAGAACCTTTAGAACCTTTTTTGATTTTATAACCAAGATCGTTCCACTGTTTGAAAGTACCCCACTCATTGCATTGCCATTTGTTTACAAAAGTTGCGTAACCTAAGTTACAAGCATTGCCACCTTTGTAATATTTTTTGGTTTTAATGTTGGTTGGTATTCCTGTGCCAATCCAACATTGAGTCCAATCATCGCCATGTTTTTCCATCATGTCGATAATTGATTCTTGCATTTTTTTCATTACATTTGGTTTTGCTTTTTTCATGACTGACCTTCCTCTGATGTTTTTGGCACATACCAAGAAGAGTGTGTGCCATATTTGTTGTCAGTAAGAATTTTCATTCTTACCATCTCCATTGCAGATTTAAAAAATAATTCTTTATCAAATGCCACCTCATCATAATTTGGTACAGACTCAAGATAATTCCCAAGCTCTCGAATTAATCTAGTTGTATGAATCACACAAGATGTTTGATTCTTTCTTTTGTCATAAGCAAACTCATTAGTTTCCTCAGTAACATTAGCAATAAGGCTGATGAGCTCAACCAGTTCTTTAGTTCCAATATTCATATTGTTCCTCCTTTTGAAATGTAATATAAATTTGTCATATGGTTATTATGCCTACTTTATAAATAATTGCAACTATTTATACAAATTAATAAATAGGGTGTTCTACATGGAACAATATTAATCTTTATAAATATTTGCACATTTGGATATTTGTATGCTATGCTTGTCGCATGTTGAGAAAGATTGGCTGTATTTATTACCCCTTGCCTAGTGGTGGTAATCCCAAAGATGATGGAGTGCCAATCCTTTCTCCTCCTTTACTAAGGCTTCATCATCACACTAGGCACTTAATAACTTAATGGAGAAATATATGGTAGAGATAGAAGAAACCAAAGAGCAGATGATAAGAAGGTATCGAACAGAACTGGGAGATCATCTAAAAGAAACTTATGAAGTGCACTGTGCATTGCATGGCACATTCACTGGAACCTTTAGAGGGTTCTTAAACAATCCAGTGGGTTGTGGTGAGTGTCAGGCTCAAGGCATGATTGCTTGGGATAAAGACTTTCACCAAGGAATCATTTGGCAAGCAATCAATAAATTAATCGCTGACAACAAGTTGGCAATCAAAGAAGCTGAGGTGACAGATGAAACTTAATATTGAGATTGAAGACAATATTGAAAAGCCACTTAAGAGAGGTAGAAAATCATTGTTAGATGCAGACACCATTAAAAAATTAAAATCGATGGAGATAGGTCAAAGTTTTGTGGTGTTAAAACAAACACAGGTTGCTTCCATACAAATGTGGGGTCGAAAGGTTGGTAAAAGATTTAGTTCAAACAAAATTTACTCAGGTGAAAGAAAGGACAAAAACTTTTACTTTAGAGTTTGGTTAGAAGGTAATTGCAAACCTGTTGAGCCTAAACCACAAAAGCGTGATTACACTAAGAATAAGCCTGAGTCCTTTGGGTCTTTGTCAACAAGCAAAGTAGAATCAGATGGTGTGGGCAATGCTACTGAACGCTCTAAGGTGCCCAATGAAATCTTAACTTTGGTTGAGCTCAAAGAAGAAAACAGAATGATTGTTGAGGACTTAGACAAGATTAAAAAGATTCTTAGGCAAGAGTTAGGGTATAAGGACTTTAATTTTTCATACACAAAACTTAATGAGGAGGAGTCATGAGTGACATAGGTAAAATAGGTCATGTAGTCAGGATAGAAAAAAATACTCTTGATTTGCTTGGAGAAATTAAAAAGGCAGCAGGTATTCCAAAATACAAAACAATAAGTTTGGCTGTTCAATATTTTTATGACAACAATAAAGAGTTAGAAACATTGATTGAATTAAAAACAAAAACCACCAAAGCCATGAAAAGTTTAAAAGAAAAAATCAAGGAGGAGTCATGAAAATATATGTAGTCAATACAAGTAGCGAATTTTTTTGGTTTTACGCAACCAAAAAGGAAGCCATGAAAAAAATAAAGCTGTTAAAAAAAGAAGCAGACATAGAAAACGCAAAGTATAAAAAATCAAGAGATTCAGAGATTATTGTTACTGGTGGCACTAATAAAGTTTGGGCAAAAGATTACGACCATATCGATATTAATACTTATGAATTTGAACCAAACAAAAAAGGTTTGATCCATGCTATGCAAGATGGTTTAGGTTTAGTAAGTCGTGATTCAGTAGGAGATACTAATGAGTGAATACTTCAGAACACTGGACTTATTGTTCCAGTCAAACTACCAAGTCATTAGTGCTGATGCACTTAAACGAATCATGCAATCTCGTATTAAACGATCTATGTTAGAGCTTGATACTTACGATGGGCACATGGACACAGTGGATCATGTCATAGAGATGTGGAGGAACAAGACTTTGTTTCATACCACTGTCGATCAAGAGAAGAAAAAAATGTTGGTGTGTTTGTGATGAAAGCTCATTGTCATTTATGTAATGAACCTTTTTATGTAAATAAACCTACAGGAAAAAAAATTTCTAATGATTTGAATATTTTTGCGATTCAATGTCTTTCTTGTAAAAAATATAATCACATAGTTTTTAATATGAAAATATCTAAAAAGCCAATACATATAGAAAAATTTGCATCATCTAAGGGAACAATACACCAACTATTAACATCATGATAAAAAGTAAACACCCAATCTTCATTGTGATCTCAACATTCATTACTGGTTGCAAAACCATAGATTCATTGCACAACTTCTATCGGATCAATAAGAAACCAATAGAGTTATTGCGATCTAGTGATGAGGGTCAGTATCAGGAGTTGCTAGATTTATTTGGTGAGCATAAACAAAGATTACTTCTTGGTTCGTGACTGTTTATCTTTCTTGGTCTTTTCTGCGTAATACTTTTTGAGTTCTTCCCAAGAATAAAACTTTTTAGTTTCTTCTTCGTAAAAATTACCTTTTTGTTTATTGTCAGGCATTATCTAAAATGAGGTCCTGTAAACCAAACAACTAACACAAGGCGTTCACCTTTGGTGATCTTTTCTACTTTGTGTGGCACAAAAGAACTAAAAGCGACTACCTCACCAGTATCAGGTTTAACTGTCTTAGTCTCTTCACCTGTCCTAAAAGATAGCTCACCACCCTCGTAATCGTTGTTTAAAAGAATCGAAACACCTATTTTGCGATTGGCAGAGATACCTTCTGCTCCCATATCAATGTGCCAACCATAACCATTGGAAGGTGCTGTGTACTTCATGACCTGAGCTTTCTCGATGCCATCAATCTTGTATTTGAAATGTTCGTTTATCTTGAGTGCAACTGATTGTAAGATTTTATAGAGTTCTTCCTCCTCAGCCTCAATGTAATAGACATCGACATCACGATACTCTTTGTTAGAAACTTTCTTTTTGCTTTGGAAAACTTTACCTTTCTTGGGCTTGACCTTTTTGGTGATTGCTAGAAACTTCTCAACATCTGCTTGGGTAAGCGAAAAGCCACCATGTAAACCATGTTTAGGTGTAGATAGATCAGACATTGTTACTTACGAAATCTTCTAACTTTCTTTGCAATCTTCTTGGGTTGTTTGACAAATTGTTTGCCTGCTTTGTTGCCTTTGGCTTTGGCACGATTGGTAGCAGCTTTTTCTGCTTTGGTCAGTGACTTCCATGCTTTGTCAGGTAAGTATCTTTTTTTGCCTTTACTGGGTTTGCCATCAGAGGTACGCCATTTTTGTGCACCCCATTTTTTTAACGATCTTTGTGATTTTTTTAATGCCATTATTTTTTAGCTTTTGCCTTAGCTCGTTTAGATAAATCTTTAAAATGAAATAACTTCACGCTAGTTTTTGTGTGTGACTTGTTGGTATGCAAAGAACCATCAGGCATTTTGTGAGTGTTACCTGTAAACAAAGTGCCATCTCTTTTGTAATGTTTTACGCCTTTAGCCATTATTTGTAGCCACCACCCTTAGCTTTGTATTGTTTGGCAAGCATCTGAGCTTTACGAGCACTCCACTGACCGGGTTTGCCTCCTTTACCACCTGCCTTGATTCTGTTAAATAAATTCTTACGCATGGTAGGTTTAGTATAGTTACCTGCCTTGTTGACTGTGGATTTGCTTTTAGCACTACCACCTTTTTTAAGTTTGATGGTTTGTAGGGTTTTAGCTTGTTTTGCGTGTGACTTACTAGCCTTCTTCAAACCTTTTACAACCTTCTTGAGTTTAGCTTTGTTCTTGCCACCTTTGGTTACTTGTTGTTTCATTTGTGACCTCGATATTACCATTTTACTTTGTTTGCCCAATAAGCCGCTGACATTTTGCCTTTAGCAATGTTCTTGCCATGCCTAGCTTTAAAACTTTTCCTCCTAGCTTTTTGTCTAGCTGACTCACCTTTTTTGGGTGCTCCTGCTGTTTTTACACCTTGTTGACCAAAACGAATGGTTTTAACTTTGTCACCTGACTTAGCTACTACCACATGTGATTTAGTTTTATGACTAGGAGTTCGTTTAGGTTTGTTGTAACCACTAACGCCTGCTCTAGCTAATCTTGGGTCTTTTTTACTTGCCATCCATATCCTCGTAAATCTTCCAATTTAACTTTAACACATCTAACCACTCTTCCAAGGGTAAGACTGCAATCTTTTGATTGTCCTTTTCCCACTCAGGATTTATGGCATGCAAAGGAACGCACACACGAATAGGCACACGATTGAATTTGTAGATGAGCACAGGTATATCGTCTTTGGCTGAATCGCACACTTGTCGCCACCATTCTGCTTTGAGCCAAGTGCCTTCCTTGTAAGCCTTGCACTCGACAGCATGAAATGGGATGGGCACATCACATTGACCT